TTTCGCTGTCTGCAAACAATGTTTCCCACAAATCCAAATATGAGGTAGTCTTATAATGACACCAGAGGTAATATCAGCAATAGGCGTAATAGTTTTAGGAATAACAGGAGGCTTCTTTGGAATGATTAAATATATGATTAAAGCATTATCAGAATTAAAGCCTAACGGAGGCTCCTCTATAAAAGACCAGGTAAATAGACTTGAGAAAAGGATAGACGATATCTATCAAATGTTGGCTGAAAGGAATTAATGTTAGCAACTGATATTTTAGACGGTATACCTTTAGAACTTCTATCCTTTTCTGAAGGGCGAAGAGAACTAACCAAGTATGATCCTATGATCTTTGCTCTCACATATTTGCCGCATCACCTTATGAACGCTCATGGAGAGATAACATTATCTGAATTCCATACTGATTTGGCAGAATACGGGAAATCCTGGATTCATAAGCCGCAAAACCCTAAAGAAAACCGTGATGCCTTTATCGCTCCAAGAGAATGTGGCAAATCTACTTGGATTTTTCTAATTTTACCTATGTGGGCTGCTGCTCATGGGCATGTTAAGTTTATTGCTGCCTTTTCTGATGCTGCATCCCAAGCCGAAACCCACCTTATGACATTTAAAAACGAATTGGAGTCAAATGTATACCTTATTGAAGATTATCCAGACCTGTGCAAGCCTAAAATTGTTAATTCTTCAGGTCGTGCCATGGCATCAAATTCTTGGCGTATTATTCAGAGCAACGATTTTATCTTTGACGCTAATGGTATTGACACTAACTCTTTAGGTAAGAAGGTCTTTGGGCAGCGTCCAGACCTAATCATTCTTGATGATATTGAGAAGGGTGAAAAGAACTACTCTGAATACCAGGCAGGACAGCAGAAAAACACTGTATTTGACGATATTGCTCCTATGAATATCTATGCTCGTATGATTTTTGTCGGAACAACGACTATGCCGAATTCTGTAATGGATCAATTCAGAAAATATGGCGAAGGCTATGCTGATCCTGAATTAAACTGGATTAAAGACCAGAATGTAGATGTTCACTATTATCCAGCGATTATGCCTAATGATGATGGGTCAGAACGATCTGTTTGGCCTGAGAAGTGGCCTTTGCCATGGCTTGAATCACAGAGACACCTTCGTGACTTCGCCAAGAACTATATGAACCGTCCAATTAACACTGATGGAACATTTTGGACTAGTGAAGATATTGTTATTGAAGAGTTAGAAGATTACGGCAACACAATTATCTCAATTGACCCAGCCGTAACAAAGAACAAGATATCTGACTATACTGGAATTGCAGTAATGTCAAGAGGTATTGATGATTTGGGTAAGCCAGTCATCTATGTAAGACACGCAGAACAAGTAAAGATGTCTCCGTCAGAAATTGCTGACAGAGTAGAATACCTAGTGGAGAAGTTTGATGTCGGAGTTCTCTATGTAGAAGTAAACCAAGGTGGTGACCTTTGGAAAGATGTTTTCAAAAAGGTTAACGCTAAATACCGTTCCAAATCTCAAAGCGTATCAAAGCAGATTCGTGCTGGCAAGGCTTTGAATTTCTACCAACAGGGAAAAGTCAGACATACTGCACATTTCCCAACTTTGGAAGAACAAATGTGGTCTTTTCCAAAAGTATCACACGAGGATGTATTGGATGCCGTTGTTTCTGGCATTTTGTACTTTTTAGATAACAAAGCAGTAAAACTAGAAACAAAACAAATAAATTATTTAAGGAGACAACATGTCTGATATTAAAAAGGCTATTGACACAATCGTAGATAGAAGAAATTCTTATCTAACAGCAGAAGCGTACTACGAAGGAACAAACTCTGAGGTTTTTCCAAACAATCGTTGGTACAAATTACTTGGAGGATCTCCAAACGACTTTAGATTTAACTTTGCAAGAACAGTTGTAGACTCAGTTCTCAACCGTCTAGAAATTGCAAACATTACAGCAAACACAGATGAGGCTAACAATAAAATTGAAAGCATCTGGCAAATGAATGACTTGCAGATTGACGCTGATGAAATTCACCGTCGTGCACTCGTTTACGGAGATTGCTATGCAATTGTTTGGACAGATGTAGAAGGAAATGTTACTGTTGACTACAACTCACCACTTACAACTGTCATGATTTATGATGACGAGAACCCACGCACAAAGAGATTTGCTGCTAAGTTGTGGCAGTCAGAAGATCCAATGGATCACACAAAGAAGACTGCTCATCTAAATATGTATTACGCTGACCGCATTGAAAAGTATCAAATGCCTGGAGAAGTTGTAAACATTGTATCTGCTAATGGCTTCTTGCCAGTTGCAGTAGTAGAAAACCCATGGAATGAAGTACCAGTGTTCCATTTCCGTACCTCAAAGCAATACGGACGACCAGAGCATGTTGATGCTTACGGTCCACAAGACGCAGTAAACAAACTAATTGTTACTCACATGACAACTGTTGATTATCAAGGTGCTCCACAGCGTTATGCTCTTGGTGGATCTGGAAACTCATCAGAGTTTGAAGACTTTAATGAAACAGGAACAGAAGCAGAAAACATTGGTCGTTTAAAGAATGGACCAGGAGAACTTTGGTATCTAAAAGGTGTAGACAAGGTTGGAGAATTTTCACCAGCAGACTACAAGGTATTTACAGAACCAGTAAAGGACTTTGTTCGTTCAATGGCATCAATTACTTGCACACCACTTCATTACTTTGAGAAAACTGGAAGCATTCCTTCTGGTGAATCACTAAGAACTGCTGAAGCACCACTTATTGCTAAGGTAAAGGATCGTCAGATTACATTTGGTTCTACATGGGCAGATGTATTTAGATTTATTCTAAGAATTGACAATGCTGGTGAACCTAATGTTCAAGTTAAGTGGCAAGACATTGAAAGTATGGACAGTTTAGATGCTTGGGAAGTTGCAGTTAAGAAGAGAGTTGTTGGTGTCTCTCTTGAGCAGGTTCTCATTGAAATGGGTTATGATTTAGAAGTTGCAAGAGAAATTGCTGCAGCAGAACAATCAATAACTAGTTTGACACAAAATACAAACACTAATAATGTACTAATGGAAGAAACAGGTGGACAAGTTGGAAACTAATAATACTGAAGCAACAGAAACAACTGAAGCAACAGAAGAAGCAACTCTAAATGATCCAAAGGCAGTACTCGCTGCTTTAGATCGTGCAAAGAATGATGCTAAAAAGTTTAGAGAAGAAAAAGAAAGACTTGAGATTGACTTAAACAGTAGCAATCAAAAGATCGCAGAGTTTAGTGGGAAACTGCTAAAGGAAAAGGTAGCACAAAGACTATCTGCTGAAGGACTAAAGGAACCAAAGAGATTTATTAAATATCTAGATACTCTTAAACTAGACTTTGATGAAAACCTTGAGGTTACTGGTTTGGACGAACAACTAGAACAACTAAGGGCAGACTTGCCAGAAATCTTTGATGCCAAACTTCGTGTTGGTGGACAAGCAGACACAAGTCTCAAAGCAACAATTAATACTCAGTATTCAGCAACTCAATTACAAGCAGCAAAAATACTGGGTAAATTGTAGAAATAATGGTACAATAGACTTATTGGGAGTAAGTGGACGCTTGCCCTATACTAAGTATGAATTAGACGATTCAAAACTACAATTTAATAACTTTAATATCCATAGGAGGATAAAATGCCAATTTCAAGAGTTGATTTAACAGAGGCAAATGGCTACATCCTAGAAGAGCAAGGGTCCACGGTAATCCAGGATCTTATTGCGAATTCTGCTGTAGAGCGTTTCGCCCGTCGTGAAGCAATGGCTTCTCGTACAAAATCAGTACCTCGTTTCGTTGGAGATGCACCACAAGTGGTTGCAGAAGGCGCAGAAATTCCTGCATCAAACCCAACTCTAGACGAAATCGTATTAACAGCAAGAAAGTATGCACAATTGATGCATATCTCAGAAGAAGATGTAAATGACTCACTAGTAGACACACTTTCTGTTTACAAGCGTGAGTGGGCATCTCGCTGGGCTCGTAAGTATGACAATGCCTGCCTTGGCGTAACAGCCGCAGGCGACGGAGATGACGGTCAGCCGTTTACATCTCTATATCGTGCAGTATCACCAGGTGCTGCAGGAACAAACCTAATCCAAACAGGTGGAGCACTAACTTATGCACAACTTAATAATGCTCTAGGTATTGCTGAAGATTCAAGTAAGTTTGATTCAGCAAACACAGTATGGATGGCTCACCCTAAGATGCTTAAGGAAATCCGTGGAATGGTCAAGGGTAACTCTGACCTAGTTCTACCAGATCCACTAGCAGGAACACCAGGATCTCTATTTGGATATCCATTGGTAATTTCATACGGTGCAGCAACATCAGCAGCAGCAACAGATTCACCAGCAGGAAACGCATTGCTCATCGTCGGTAACCGTCAGATGCTTATCAATGGTGTTCGTGGTGGCGTAGAGTCAGTTGTTTCTCGTGATGCAGAATTTGCTCGTGACGGTGTAGTCTTGAAGACTCGCATCCGTCGTGGGTTCGCAGTAGCAGATGCCGATGCATTTGCAATCGTAGAAAAGACAGGAGCATAAAAAATGGCTAGCAAACTATACGGACAATTCGTTCAAGCAGCATTTAACAAGGAAATTGACTTTGATTCAGATACAATCAAGGTTGCCCTTCTAACAAATGCATACACACCTGATCAGGACGCACACAACTATTTTGATGATGTTGTTGCTAATGAAGTAACAGGTACAGGTTATACAGCAGGTGGAAACACTCTTGCTAACAAGACCAACACATACGATTCAGCAACCAATGTAATTAAGTTGGATGCAGATGACACAACATGGGCTTCATCAACAATTACTGCTCGTTATGCAGTAATCTACGATGCAACTCCAGCAACAAACGCAACTCGTCCACTTATTGGATATGTTGACTTTGGTTCAGATCAGTCTTCATCAAATGGTAACTTTACCATTACATGGGACTCTACAGGTATCGTGAGAGTTACTGTAGCATAATGAACATAAGAGTAGAAGCAGGTCCACTAACTATTGGACTCATATCAAATATGGTTGAGCCTACCGTTAAGGTAGAAATTGTAACTGTTGCAAAACAGATTACCTGCTCAACACGGACCTGCTTCTCTCTTGCAACTCCATCAATCAATGGCCACAGCCTGTCTGGAGTTAATCCAGAACTAGCATTGACAGGAGGAATGGCTACGCTGTAACAGGCGTAGTCTTTTTTTATGGCATCAGCATTAAATACTAAAATTAATTCATACACACTTGAGCGTGGTATTGAGTTTAGTGAGGCATATTCATTAACCCCAACACGAACAGGTTCTAATCCACTAGGAGCATTTAATTTATCTGGTTCAGCACCTGTTTATGACTCAACAACTGGTCCAGCAGGTGGTGCAGGTTCTTGGAGATATACTGCTCCTGCTACTAGTGGAACAAGATTTGGATCAACTGCAGCAAATGAGTTAGCAGGAATTTCAGATGAAGATTGGACACAAGGTTGGTGGTTTAAACTTTCTGCAGTGCCAACAACTACACCAACTGCTACTCTAAGTGGAATACAACTGGGTGGAATAACTCCCATTCAAGTTTCAGCAGGATGGCAAGCAAGTATAGCGCCAATAGGCTCAACATTAACTGGGCCAGGTGGAATTTCGCTTGCAGGAAGAATGGTTTTTAATTTTACTTCCAGTTTCCAAGGTGGAGGCGTTTACACACCAGTTCTAGAGGCAAACAGATGGTATTACGTTGCTGTTCGTAGAGTTGGTACATTAATGCAAGCATACCTTGATGGTGTTTTTATCGGAAGTGAAACTAACATTGAATTAAGTGCAACTCCTGCAAGAATTTTCTTTGGATCAACAACTCATAGTAATAACAATAGCCCACAATTTTGGATATCTAATTATCATCAATCAACAGCATCAGCAGTTGATGCAACAGCAATTGCAGAAATTTGGGCAGTAGGAAGTTCAGGTGGTGCAACAAACATATCATTTAACGCAACAGCAATAACTGCAAATGCTGAATTTGCCCCTGCAGATGGCGTTCCACAATCTAGCGTATCCATTATTTCTCCTACATTAACAGCATCTGCTACACATGTAGACTCAAATATAATTGTGAATTCAAATGTTAACTTTACTGTTTGGGCTGCAGACATTGAAAATGGTGGATTCTTTGGTTTACTGGGTCACGCAACTACTTCAGATTTTAATGGTGGTGCAGATCCAGTAGTAACAACAACAACAAACAAAACAGTCAATGCTGACCCATTCCTTATTGATCCAGTATCGCTTGAACCAACAATAGTCATTGCAGATCGTGAAAATATAGAAGTTGTTACATCTATTCCTGTCTCAGCAACAATTGTTCAGCCAGCAGTTATTGTAGATCTAAGTTTAAATATTGTTCTTATAGAAACACTTAATGCTTCTGCAACATCAGTTAATGCAACATTTAGTCAAACAGCAGATTCAAATAATTATCCTCAACCAGTTACAGCATCAGCACTTATGGTTGATCCAAGCAACATTATTTCTGATAATCAAGTTGTCATTACTGCAACAGCATATGCAGTATCAGCAACAATAGTAAACCCACCACTAATTATTTCTGATAATTCAGCAATTGTTCCTGCAGACATTCTTTCAATGTCTTTGTTAATAGTAGATCCTGTATATGGAACACCACCAGCACCTCCACTATATTACACACCTGGAACTCTTAAATCTAAGATTGCAACATATGCAGTTCAAACTGGTACTGAATTTAATACTAATGTAGCAAGCATAACTAGTGTTACTAGTTATGGAACACTACCTTCAACATTTTCTGCATTTAATACATTTGATGCTGCTGGATATACACCAATCTATGATGCTACTGATGGACCATTTGCATCTGGTACTGGATGTTGGAAACTTGCAAACTCAAGAACAAGAACTACTTTACAGGCAGGAATATCTTCTGACCTAAACTATACACTTGGTATTTGGTTTAAACTTCCTACTCTTTCAACTGGAACAGCAAATGAAGGAATGAGACTGTTTACTCTAGGAACAAGTACTGTGACATCAACATCTCTTGATTTTTCTGTTAGTTTGACTGGTTCATCTCACACAACACAACCTTCAAAACTTGCTGTTTCATTAAATGGAACTACATACGATTACCTTACAACACCAGTTAACACAACAGAATGGTATTATTTAGCAGTTAGAAGAACTGGTTCTGCTGGTGTAAATAACTTTGAAGTATATATTAATGGAGAACTTAAGTTAGTTAAAACAAATAGTGATACTTCTGCTACATATTCATCTTTCCATATTGGAAACAATGGTGCTTCAGCAAACGGCGGATCAATTAAGTTCCAGAACTTCCATGCAACCACTGCAACAACTCTTACATCATATGAAATTAATCAAATTTGGCTAGCAGGTACACAGTTCCCACCTGCACAATCAGTAAATGCTGTTCATTCAGCAGACAGATTCTTGGCAACAGCGCTGTCAATGTCTCCAACAATTGTATCTACAAAGGGTGATCATATTGAGGTTACAACATCAGTAACAGTATCATCATTTTTCCCTGAGCCAAGTTGGTCTACAGGAGATAATCTTAAATTTAATACTGGATTCTTTGGTGGTATTCAAGCAA